ACGCCCCAAACGCCGAGCCTTGGCTCGTACATCTTTGCACAGGACACGGGCAACACGTCTCAATGCCGACCACTGAGTCGCGTCGTGTTTAACAAAATCGCCCTTGTCCATAACCCCATAACCGTCTCTCTGGAATTGCTTGAGATGATGAGGATTGAAGAACCTGACATGGGTAGTGCCAAGTCCGAACACCTCACAGAAGGTGAACCCGCGGGTTCCAAAGAAAGTCTTCATCTCATGCAAACCAGACCCGACATCGCTCACACGAGAGCCATATCGGGTTATTGCAGGTGGGTAGCAAGCAGCCACAACGTCATCGCCGACAATGCGCGTCATGACACCCAAAGGCTTACTACACCAACCGTTTATGATCGAAAGAACAGTGAAGGACAACGGAGTGCCCATCAGACACCCACGGAGCATGGGCACGTTCACGTACTTCTTTCCTGTGATTTCATAAACGGCATAACGACCTGCAATCTCCTCATGTCTGTCAGCTGGGAAAGCGTCCAGACGGTACCTAACATAATGCCTGGTAGGCCCAACACCAAGGGACTGAGCAGCAGCCAACGCCCAGGACTCTCCAAGTCCTGCACGCTCCAAACCGCGGATTACGGCTTGAATGGCATTATGATAGAAACCGTCTGTAGCTTTGGTAAGGTCAGCGGAAAGCCAACCTTGCCCTTTAACCAGCTTGATATTATCCTTCTTCGCGTCGATAACGACACCCTCTTCGCTGACAGAGTCAAGGAAGGGGCGCAACCGCTTGTCGGCTTTCAAGACAGCGGGCCAAACACGTTGACGGATAATATCTCCTACGGCAAAGACAGACGGAGGAGGGACGGTTATGATCCTAACCTTCGAGCCCATCTCCGATATCGGCGTCGCTTCGTGAACGAAGCTCCCAGTGTGCTGAGAACCCAAGGTCCTGGCGAATTCATCAGTCAACAAGAACGTAGCAAGCGTTCTCTTGAATTCGGCAAACTCCAGGTGGGTCATTCTCGGCATACGCTGATATCGGAGAAGGCTGTTGCGCATGCGGTCCGTGAGGGGGCTACTCGGTGTGCCCTCCAACACATGGTTCACCATGTGATGGAGTTCAATGGGATTAGGGAGACTGACCCCCATCCCGCCAAGATGAGCGAACTTGACCTCAAGAAGAGAATCAAGCAAGCCATCAAAGCCACCAATCGACCCCTTACCGCCCACAACAGC